ATTTTTAGACTTTGTAAAGTCTATTGATACGCTAACGCGTGGTGTAAATGGTGTTCTAAACTGTATTTTAGTAGTCATGGTAGCATTCCCGTTTTAAGGTATTTTTTAAGTTGTTCAGGTGATAAATAACGCTTTTTACCTTGCGCTATTACGTATCGACCTTCGTTATCTGTTTTGACAGTTTTGTATCTCTGCATTTTTGGTTGAGATACGCCTTGGTTTTCTATGGTTTGCTTTTGCGCTTTGAAGTTACCAGTTCCGAGTGCTTTTTCTGCTAAACCATCCATTGAATTACCTACTTTATTAGCAGAAGTTTTGACTTTTTCTAAAACTCTACCTGCTGATTTTTCTCCAAAAGTTAAGGCTTTTTCTAAGTTTTCGCTGATAGTTTCCGCCGGAGCAATGATGTTTCGCTGAGCTTTGGTGAGTTCCGTCTTTGCGTCGATGTTATTAATTTCAGCGACGTTTCTTGCCATTGCTGCGGCTGTTGCGCTTGCCTGTTCAGTAGTAGATTTAACTTGAGCCATCGCTCCCGCAGGGGTTGATGAAGGCGAGCCTAATGCTAGTATTCGATTAAGCCCTGCTTTCTCTAAGTCTTTCGCTGACCGCTGATAAGCTGTACTAGACATTCGTTCTTGGAATTGTCTATTTTCTCTGGCTAACTTGATATTAGTCTTATTTGCTGATGACTGACCAAGTATAGACCCTAGGGCGGATATACCGCCGCCTATTAATGCACCTGTTGCAGGTTCCATAATTTAATCCTTAAAAGTGGTCAATCATGCCAGGTGGAGCTTGTACAGGCATAGGTCTTACAGACTTATAATCAAACCAACAATCTAAAATAAGATGTGGTTCGCTTGGTACTGCTATTACCCTGTCAACTGGTGTATTTGATTCAATAAACGTTGAACCTAATACTGGTCTACTTGCGAAATCTTGGCTAAGATGCCAAGCGTCTAAACTAGCTGTCGCAGTGCTTCGGAATAATCCCGTGATTTGACTTCGCTTATATCTGTATTCAGCGAATCGTTCTTGATATCCGAATATATTTTCGTCTGCTGTTGTCGAATCTGCATAGATTTCTTTCGAGAGTACTGCTTGTTCACCAAGGTGCGCAAACGAAGGAAAGTAATGGTCGTATTGAGTTCGTCTAGACCAAAGTTTATCAAGTCCTTGTTGATAGGTAAGGTCTGCTGTAACGCTAGCAAGTCCAATAATATAGCCATGCTCTGTAAATGACTTTGTGAATCCTTTTCCGTTGCTTGATACTGTTCCAAAGCCTGACAAATTGCCTTGAGGTGTTGTTCCATCTGTTGAACTTGTTTGACTAACAGGGTGGACGTTAATGTCGGCATTGTCGCCTCCTAAATACTCTGGTCGTTGAAGTCTAAAGTCTGGATTTGTTACTCCGAAGTGTGATTTAATTTTTTCGATGTACCGAGTTCCGCCGCGTGCGTCGCGTTCAAGGAATTTTTGTATTTGAAAGGCTTGACGCCATTCATTAATACTCGCACTTGTTGCTGTAGAAAGATCGGCATATAAATCAGCTTGCCCAGTTAAACCTGAACCGCCTAGTTCTACTTGTGCAAGATTAGAGGTAAGTTTACGTCTTACACCTGCATTATCTAATACTTGAACATCTGCTCCACCTGAAACTGTTTCTGTAAATATTGGTGCTATTGTCCCGAGAGGAACTTGAACTGGATCACCTTTTTGCGCCCACGGAAGACATGAAGTAAAATAATCATGACGCTTTCCGCGCTTTAATACTGTGTTATTCCAACTCGTCCAAATACCACCCGTATCGCCTTTGTCGATTTTGAGTGAATCTTGTAAATTTTGGTCTCTATACCACTCGTTATAAATTAAACCATACGCCCTGATTGGTAAAACATTAAATTTAATGTTTGCTACTGTAGGAATACCAAAATAGTCTGTAAGCGACCCAGTGTTTGCGGTACTACCGGAAAAACCCTGTGGAACTAAAAAGTCCGTAGAGTCGTCTGGATCTTCTTGTTGTCCAAAGAATTTTTCCGTGTTTTCCCAGACTAACCTCATGGGCACAAAAAAGTAATGTGTCGTTAATTTGAGATTGTCCATAATGGGATTTATAGGTGTTGCTAAGCGTCCAAAGAAATTAGCTCGTAAAGTATGTGTATCGCCAGGCAATACTTCGTCTACCAAAATAGGAACTAGAACATCTGCATCCATTGTTGTTTTTAAACCATGTGATCGGTCGAATTTCGACCGTTGAATATCTACTGATGGTTGTCTACTGAAAGAATGATTGATCATATTACTTTTCATTAGTTTTGTCCTTTTTAAGTGCTTGTGCGGCTGTTATTAATTCTTCTGGTTTGTTTGTTGCTATGAAAGCATTGCTATCATCGTATGTTCCTATTTGATATAGAGTGAAGTCGTTTGGATACCGGTTGAATTCACTTTCTGGGTTTTCACATGCTTGAATAAAGCTACGTATTGCTATTCCGTCAGCTTGTAATGTGAAAGGTGCGCCGAAAGCTTCGGCTTTTGTGTCATATACTGCATAGATGTTTACGTTCATTGATGATAATCCTCAAAGTCGCGAGTAACCTCGGACATTTTTAATTGTTTAAGTTGAGCCTTTATTTCACACCGTTCTGGTGTGTTCTCGGCTTTGTTTGCTCGTTGCCTGTTAAGGCGAGCGGTCTTGATAAGTTCTAGCGCGTTTGGATCTTGCTTTTCTAATTGTTTGTCAAAGTACCTTGGAGGTTTCGTTTCATATACTCTACCCTTTCTTGATAGTAAAATACTATCATTTTGTGCAATTTCTTGCATATAATCATAGAAATACTCTTTCGCTATCGCGGGGTTTCTCGACATTGTTATATATTCTGGTGTTAATTTGCTTGTTACAATCTCCCCTGTTTGGTCGTTTATTGAAAGCTCTTTTATATAGTGTCCTTCTTGTTCTTGTTTTCCGTTTATTTTTTTCATGATGTATCTACTAACGTATGCACATGATTCAAACGTTAAATCACCTATAGAGCTATGCCCCATAACCCATAGTTTTTCAAGGGTTGGGGAACGGTAGATCGTACTACCTGCTTTTGTTGTTTTCCAAGGTTGCTTGTCGTCCCAATCTACGCCATAGATTATTGCGTGGTAATGAGGTCGACCTAGACCTTGAATGTAATTTCCGCATTCACATGCGAATTTACTTTTTTTACAGTTTTTACATTCTGTGCCGTATTCGCCACAATGAAAGTATTTAATTTTTTGACCTGTAAAGTGTTTGCGTAGTCGTTTCATGAATTTTTGAAAGTGGACTACGTTTATACTTTGATCTTTTGGTAGATATCCTGGTGCATAGGTGAGAGTGATAAAGCTCGTCTGTTCTTTTGGCCAGTACATGGCCTCTTTTACTAATCTGCTCGCCCATTCTCTTGACCTAGCTAATCTACATGGAGTGCATTGTCCACAAGGGACTTGCATCTCAATTTTGGTGTGGCTATCTTTTTTTGCAAAGGTAATACCCCCGTTAGGTGCACACCATCCTTTTAGGGGTGATGTGCACGCCATTACATTCTGATTCCACCACGATTCATTACGGCTTTATTCTGACCGTTGAATCTGTGTGTTTTGTTTGCTGTTTTGCTAAACATTTTTTTACTTTTTTTCATTGGCATTTTTGAACGTCTCATGATGTTTTATCCTGTTTTGTTAGGTTTTGCTTTTCCAACTCTAGTTGAAAAATTTGTGTTTGTCTAATTAATGCTTTATTGACTTGACTACGGATATAATATGTTAATCCTAGAGTTACTATATCTAATACTGCATGCATTTTTTTAGCCTTTTTTTATTTACTGAACCTGATAGGTGTCAGTGGGCACAGTTACATCAAGTAGGTACTGTGCCCACCTCGCTTTACTCGGTCTTGTTTTGTTCGACTGGTTGTGTTTCTGGCGGCTCTGGCGTCGTTTTTTGCTCGCCGTCTATTTCACCGTCTCGCATATCTTCGATATTGTCTTTTGTCTGAATGAACTCTATAAATTCAGACGGATTGTTATTGAATTCTTTCCGCACATGCGCCGGTAAAGATTCAAATAGTTGCTTTCCTTGCGCAACTTTATTTTGTATTTCTTCAAAATTTATATTTGTGAAGTCTCCGAATTGAGGTTCGTTATTAGCTACCCAATCGATTACTCCTGTTTTGTGAAATCGTTTCACGATATTGTTAATATCCGTTGCGGGCGCTTGCTCGCTTCGGGTGTGATTTTTAGACTTTGTAAAGTCTATTGATACGCTAACGCGTGGTGTAAATGGTGTTCTAAACTGTATTTTAGTAGTCATGGTAGCATTCCCGTTTTAAGG